AGATAAGTCAACTGTATGGTTTGTTCCACCTCTAGAAAAGGTATAGTCCTTTCCATAAGAAAGTACTCTAGCAGCAAACATGATTGCATTTTTATCGCCTACTAAAAGTTGATTGTAATCTACTCCTTCAGTTACAATTAGAGATTTAAGTAACCTATCAATTACAGTTCCGTTTTTAATGTAATTTTGGTTAGTTAAAATATCCTCCTCTTTAGCGGTCATATACTTCATTTCCACTTTGCCTGAAGCTAAAGCTGAACCTTCTGGGTATAGCAGCCCTTTAGATGGTAATTCTACTAATTCTGTAGGGACTTTAAATTGTGATTCCATAAATTTTATTTAGTTATAACTTGTTTATACTAATAAATATACGAAGAAAAAAGTTTAGAGCCAACAAAAAACCCGGATAAAATCCGGGCCTTTATAATAAGTAAGTAATTTCCTAGTAATTTAATACGCAGTAGTCCATTGCAACTGTAATTCCAATTTCTACAGCTTCATCTGAAGTCCAGTCGTATTGTCCAAAGTCTCCATTTGTTAGGATAGCTCCTTTAATGATCCATTCACCTACAATGTCTCCTACAGGTCCTAATATGTTTAAAGTTAAATCTTTTTTATAGAAGTCAGAATAACCAGCTCTACCTGTTACCGATTCGTATCCTAATCTTGCCCATTCCATTACGGCTTGTGCTCCAGAAGGAGTTACTGGATCGTATAGAGTCATGGTCATATCGTCCCATTCTCTTTTTCCTCTAATTTTTCTATATGAATTGATGTGGTCTAACTTGATAACGTTATCGGTAAAGGAAGGTGCTTTAACATTCTTAACCATGAAGGAAGGAATGTTATCGATATACATTACAAATCTGTTCTGTACCTTTGGTTCAAAGGCTTTAAACATTATTTCGTTTGGATCTAATACTGCCATGTTGTATTTACTTTATTATAAATATATTGTTTTTAAATTATCCGTTAAAAGTTGCGCCTGTTGGTTCAACTGTAAAGTCTAGCACAATAAATTCTGCTGTTCTTGCTGGCTGAATAAATATCTGACCAATTAACTGATTCCTGTCTACTACGTCTGCTGTGTTATTCGTATCGTCCATTACAACTCTAAAAGCATAAAGACCTTGTCTTTGTACTACTGATTCTAAATAAGGATTAACGATTGATAAGAATTTGTTTCTAGTAGCTACTGTGTTCTGTTCGAATACTAAGTTTCTAGCTTGATCTCCTAAGAATTTCTTAAGTTCAATTAACAATCTTCTAACGTTTACTCTATCTAAAGCTGATGCTTTAGTTTGTAATGTCTTTTGACCAAATACTGCAATACCTTGTCCAGGGAAAGTAGCGATTGGATTAACTTTTCCATCATACAATAAGTCTCTTTGACCTCTTGTTAATTTCTGTTCTGCTTGAATGATTCCTACTACTCCACCTCTTACTAGTCCTGCTGGTGCGTACCATGGTGCTGAACTATTATCTGTGAATGCATATACTCCCGGTATTGCTACTGAAGCTGGTGACCATACGTTTCTACCTGTTGCTGATTTTACTTGTACCCAAGGCCAGTAAGCAGCTGCATAAGAACTATTTAATCCTGTTGCTGTTGAAGTTACATCAGCTACTCCAGAACCATAGTTATCTAAATCTACTACTGCGATACAATCTCCTCTTTGCTCTGCTAAAGTAATAATACTGTCTAATGCGCTTCCTTGTGCTGCATTGCTGTATATAAGACCTGGTGCTGATACTATATTAAAGATATATTCATCCTTATTGCTTAGTATTGAAATTGCTGTAGAGTAATCTGATCCGTTTACACCTTGTGAATCTGTATTTGAAATAGATCCAAAGTAGTTAGCAGAAGCAGGTGCTATGTTCCCTGTAGCTCCGTGGAATGAACCTGATTCATTAATCGGTAATGACCCTGTATATTCGTCGCTCCTAACTGTTATTCCGTCATTTAATAAGTACCCTGGTAAAGGACTATTAACAGCAGATACATAAACATAGTTTGATTTGTTAATGTAGTCTCCAAAAGTCTTAACATAGTCTTTAGATCCATCTGTTGCTGGAGCTTTATATTGTGTACCAATTTTAGACTCTATGTAATTAGATGATTGTGGATCTAATGATACATTATTAAATGTTTCTAATACTACCTTAGCATTATGACTATCTGATCCTTTTCTGATCAATAAGGTAAATGTACCTTTTTTCTCATCTACATTAGTTATTTCCCATCTGATGTTATCCTCTGATCCGCTTACTAAAACTCCACCACTGTTTGTGATTTCGTCTCCTGCAGTATTTACTCCTGTTGAGCCATTGAATAAAGTACCTTTACCTAGTGTTTTAAGGACAAAAGGCTGTATAGCATCATTATCTGAAGATGAAACGTGTGTGCTAGTAGCTGGAGCAAATGTTCCGTTTACTACTCTAGTAACCAGCATAGTATTACCTCCTTGTTGGAAGTAGTTCTTAACGGCTATAGATGTTAAAAATTCTTGATTAGTTGATGCTGAAATAAAAGTCTCTCCGAACTTTCTTTTGTACTCATTATAAGATGTAACAATAGTTGGTTCAAGAACAGGACCTTTAACGGTTGGGCCTAAAATAGCGGCGCCTGCTTCAACTGGAGCTGGATTGATGAAAGAGACATCATTCTCTCTTGCAAATACACCTGGGGAAATAATTGATTCTGCCATGTCTGGTCTATTTTGTTTTTTAGTTTATTATAAATATCGTTTAGGAATGTAAAACAGATAATGTATTTTGTTTTAACTTCTCTTATATAAATAGGAAAGGAGGATCTAAACCCTCCTCTCTATTCAAGTATGTTTGAAATATTTACTTTACTTCTTCAACAACTTCATCTTCAGCTCCTTTTTCCTCTGCAGGTGCAGGGATAAATTCACCTTCTTTAAGGTCGATTGACCCTACTCCATATGCATCTTCTAATTCCTTAACAACCTCTTGTTCAGAAGTTCTTAATTCCTCTAGAAACTGCTCTGCGCTTTCTTTTCTTTGCTCTAGGTTAATTTCAGCTAATGAAATTTGTCCTAACTCTTGAATTAGTGCAGCGTTTTTGTTCTGCAGATCTTGTAACTTTCCAAGCTCTTCTTTACTTAGTTTTGTGTTTGCCATTTTCTTTTTAATTTAAAACTTTAATTTAATCGATTAATTATTATATAATATAAGAATAAATAGTATACGAAACAACTATTAAGGTAAATAGTTTATAACTTTTACACTCTTATCCATTTTTTTGAAACAGGTAAGTATATAGCACCTCCTGTATTAAGGTTATCTGTATATCTTGTTACAAGGTTGTTCCATTGTTCCTCTGTCATTTCTTGATCTAACCATATAGTATCTATAATAATTAAATCATATGTTGCTGAGGTTGTGTATGTATGAATATCTCCTTGTATTAGATTAATACTACTATTTAAATGTCCAGATGAATTAGTGAAGTCAATAACTTCTTGGTCTATTTCTACTACATCTACTGTGCTACAGTTTTCTACTTCGTATAAGTCTTGAGGAATTAAACCTAAACCTAAACCTGCTACCAGTACAGAATCATATGTAAACCCATCAAATGTATCTCTATAAAAAGATGTACAGCTATCACACTTACCTAAAAATAACTTTGAGTAAATTTCTACATTAGATACCCACATATCATTGCTAGTAAATTTCATAACTGTAACTCCTTGTTCGTTTTTATATACATTGAAGTTAGTTCCTGTGTAATCTATTATACTGTTGTCTAAAAATTTCATATTTTAATTTTATAGTTTAAAATCCACAGAACAGTACTGCAGTGCATACTCCCGAAGAATTAATTGTTACAACGTTAAAAGATAATCCACTACTTGAAGTACTTGCTGGATAGTTACCTGCACTCATTGTTGTAATATTTTGACCTGTTGTACATGTATCCCCAACTGCTGGTAGTAGACCTGTTCCAGTATGGTATACTGTAGTGTTAAGATCTTCTTCACATCCGAATACAGGTTTACCGACTGCATCTCCATGGTACCATACCTGGTATGTAACGTGACTATACCCGTAAAATTCAGATACTGCATCTGGTACTGATTTACCTGCTGTAGCACTCATAGAACGTAAGGAGACATTTGTTGATCCTGCTCCTACTTCTGTTTTAATGTCATTTAAACTTATTTGCCCTGATAATTGTAATGCCATATTAAATATTTACTATTAATATATGAAACTTTTTTTTATATTCCAAATCTATTTTTATATGCGTTATAATTCTGTTGTATTTCTTTAAATGTTAAGCGTTTTTTAAATATCTTTGCTACTGGTATTTTAGCTTGAGCAAAACCTCCAGTACTTCCTGAGAATGAATTTCCTCCGCCAATATTAATATTACCGGTGTTATCACAGTCTGTACCGGCAAATGTGTTTACTTCGTAATGTGCTAGTACTCCATTTACATATAAGTTAGCTCTATTAGATCCATTCCAAGTAGCTACTATATGGTAGTATTTATCTCTTTCAATAGTTGTGCTTATATCATATGTAGTAGAACCACTGCCTGTTCTCATATAAAACCCTAATACGTTATTTGTTGTGTATCTACATAATCCCCATACTCCTGCGTAGCCTCCTCTTGCTAATATAGTAGTGTTTCTTGCTGGTGAAACACCACTCCAGTTAGCTGCTGCAGGTACATAGTAGATTACCTCTATAGAGAATTCTTGATTAAAGTCTCTAGGGAAAGTTCCTGGGTCATGTGATATTTTATCGTCTGTTCCATCAAAAGTTGGTTGACCTGTAGAATCAAAAGAGATGTTACTAGTCTCTATAGTTCCGCTAGTACCTATATTTATTAACGAATTAGTTGATGCTCTACTGCTCTCTGTGTAAGGCGTAGCGTGACTGTTAAGCTCTACTTGTAGATTTCTAACGTATATAGTATCAGTTAAACCTGCGCTGTCGGTACCTCTAACTCCTAAAGCTAACTTACTATCTGAATTAGCGGTCCAAGAAGCGGTTTTTCTAATCCATTCACCAGAATTTATCTCAGCATTTGTACCGTTACCTAACGCATTTGTATAACTACCTAGTTGGGTACCATTTAAATTTAAAGTATACGAATTTGTATTCTCAATTGATTTAGCTTTATATTCATATGACATAGTTACAGTTCCTCCGCTTGTTATTCCAGTATCTATACAATAAGTTCTCCAACCATTAGTTGCTGTAAATTCTAAAGTATTGGGGTAATCTGTAGAAACATTTAAAGCACCGGACCAACCGTGTCCTGACCAATTACTGGTGTTTAGAAAGTCTGATAGCGGTACAGCGTTTGTAGTAGATTCTCCTTTAAAGTATCTAGTTGAAGTATGATTATCTGCGATTCCATACCCTGAATCATAACCGAATAGTAATTCGTCTTTTATTAAGTGTGGTCCTGTGTACATTATAAATCAAATCTATTTTTATACGCGTTAAAATTTTGGCTTATTTCTGGTTCTGACAATGGTACGCTGTATATAGCTAACCTAGGCATATGGCCGGCTCCGTAAGCATTAGATGGATCTCTTCCGATTCTCAACTTATCAATGTCGTGTGTATTAAAAGATAAGCTTCCGTTTGCTTTAAATACCCCGTTAACGTAGCATTTAACATTATTTGATTGTCTGCCATTTATTACCATTGCTACATTAATATATTCACCATTTGGATAGTCTGTAGAATTTGCTACAAACATTGGTTTTACAGAGTTTATGTTAGTCTGAAAATCTATACCTCTATCGGATCCAAACCATGTATGAAATTTCTGTGTTCCATTTTTATCCATTAGTGTTACAAATGGAGACCAACTTGTTGACCAGTTCATTTTAAACCAATACGAAATTGTTAATGATGTTGCATTTGTTATAGAAGGAACTATTGCATTTATAAAATCGTTTGTTCCGTCAAAAAATGGTTGTGCTGTTGAATCAAATGAT